ATATTAGTTCTACTTGTATAAGTATTGATAGAATTGCATTAGCTGCTGGATTTTCACATATAATACCTAACATGACAAAACTTCAACCTGTTACAAGGTTTCTATATTTTCCATCAAAAACACAAAATTTTGTTGGCGTGTGCGTGTCTAAACTCGATGGAGAGGTAAATGTAAATGTTGATGTAGGGGGTGAATATACCGCTATATTTGATAAAGTTATAAAACGAGTACAAGAAATATTTATTGGAATCAACAACCTGTCGCAGACAGGCCATACTGGTGGAACTAAAATAAAAAAAATAAAAATAAATAAAAATACTAGGAAAATCCATTCAAATCATATACAACATATGCGACATATGCAAATAAAAGATGTTTATTCTAATACGTCAACGCCATTAGCGAATTTTCACGATATATTACAAATGTTACCAGAACACATCACTAATATAATTACATATTTGTATTATCGCATATTCTTTTGTAGTAATAGAAAATGCATATATAATATCCCAATTAATTATGATCAACTACTAACTATTACATATATGGATTATATAAAAGAAATATTTAATGATTATAAAAGGTTGTTCAGATTGCGAGTTCCACCTAAAAAATCGTGTTTAAATTTTAATGATTTTTTAAATAATGATATCTATGCTAGGGTTTATATTATGTATACTGACGATACTAATGGCAAATTCACAACACTAATTTATGATTCGCTTAAAATTGTAGGTAATGAAGATAAACAACGCGACTACTACCGAAATATATTTGAAATTTTAGAAAAATTTAATGGTCCTAGACATAAACACTATAGACACACTCAAGCTTATAAGCAAGTAATTGTTAACCGCGAAAAGGAGTATGCGCACAACAAAAAAAAATACACAGCAAAACGAAGACCGATTTTTAAAAGCATACTTATGACTAATTAGATAAACGTCGCGCTAGTGTTGAACCGATGTATATTAAATTGGTTTGCAATTTGCGATTATTCTAATAAAAGAAGTATATAATATGGCAAATAATAACGAAAAAAATGAAAATATTGTGCTTGAAATAAATGAAATTATTAGCGATGTCAACGGAGACAGTAATGAACATAACTGTCCTCAATTTAGCAAGATATCTGAAATTACATTGGAATATCTAATGAATAAACGAGATTATCGCAAATATCAAAATAAAAAAAATATTAATGCTGCCAGAAATATTAGCAAAGATAAGGCATTTTATCAAAAAAGAATTAATGATTTGACGAGATATTTTATGAATCGTTCGGCATCAGATGAAGACGAGAGATATTATCCTGATTATGTGGTAATCTCATTTAATAATTATTTGGATACGTTAATTGAATACTTTAAAATGATAGATAAAACCGATATTATTCAAGAAGATTATGTAGGATTGCGAGCATTAGACAATTTTGAAATTGATAAACAAGATGACCAAGAGTATCAAAATAAAGATAGTTCTACTATTTCATGTGGATGTAATAAATCGTTATTCTTCAAGCAGACTATCGCACCATCATCATTATTTAGTAATTTTATAAAAGTAACTAAAACGAAAGAAGACGTTCCCAAAGTATATCCGCTTCAGAGAGAAATCCAATTAGATAACCCGACGCTAAAAACAAAAGGAGTTACTTATCATAAACATAATAATATTACCATTAATAATAATATCATCAATAAATATGAAAAGACATACCAAAACACAGAAACAGATGTCGCATTCGCGTCGGCAGAGGCGAAAACAACATCCGCCATTTTGGACGCCAAAATGGACTGCGTGGAACTCTTACCAGATGAAGAAAAAGTTGAAAGGAGGAACGCAGAAGATACGTAATAAGACCGCAACTGCTGGGCATAGCGAAAAACAAGTATATGATAAATTTCTTCGTATTAATGCACCCCAAAAAAATAATAGTATTATGAAATTAAGTTGTAGTCCATCGTCAAAGAAAAAACATAATAAACCATATTCTTGTTTGTCAGACGAAATTTTATATAAATTAAAACAAATGTGGAATGATCGGCATCCAGATGCGTATATTCATACGAAAAATACAGAACAAATATGGAATACGTTAAAACAAAATATGAGTAACGTATGTAATAAGGAATCCTGTTGGTTAAAACAAGAATTCACAAAAGGACAAATGAAACACTTATTGGATAATGAATTTGCGCCAAAATCGCCAGACGAATGGAAGAAGAATCCAAATGAATGGTTGAGTAGCGTGGATATAATGACTGTTATGAAACAATACGAGGACACGTTTAAATGTTTTAATTTCATAGGTCCGTCTCCAATTGATTATGACTTTAAAAAAGAAGGCGGAACATGCGTATGGGATGAGTTATGTAATTTAAGTTTAAAAGATGAAATAAAACGCGGAATTAATAAATTGGGTATTATTTTTAATTTGGATCGGCATTACCAGCCAGGAAGTCATTGGGTTTCTCTCTTTATTAATATTAAAAAGGGTATTATTTTTTACTTTGACAGCGCTGGCGCAAAAATTCCAAAACAGATTATGAAATTGGTTGATAATATAATAGAACAGGGAAAACACCTGGCAACACCGATAACCCTCGTATTCGACCAAAACTATCCAAAAGAACATCAATATGGAGATACTGAATGTGGAGTGTATAGTTTATTTTTCATTATACACATGTTAGAAGATAAAATAGATGGGCAATATTTAAAGAAAAATATATTAAATGACAAATTTATGGAAAACTTTAGAAATGTGTTTTTTAATGCCGAACTATAATTTGGCTTTTCTTTTCTTTTTTCTCTCTTCTCTTGATATTTATTTTTGATATTTTGATATTTGCAGAAATAATAATATAAAGCGATATTTTATAAAAATCTACGAATGGAAGACAATTGCGACAATAGAAAAGAAGAAACCCAAGAAACCCAAGAACAAGAACAATAAATCAGAGAAAGAGAAGAAAAAGAACGCAATTACAAATTATATTTTCTGGGAACGATAGATAATATTGATAGTTATATAAATAGACGTGAATTTAGATCAGCATTTGGATTATTAATTTCTGTGATTGAAAGACTGGATGACCACGAAATAAAACAGTATATTGAATATTATAGTACAAATATGGTTAAACTTTGAATTTTAAACTATACCGTTTCTAAGTAGATAATTTGTGGACCATTATTAGAGTTAAGACTAATGTGTAATATAAATAATTTAAACATACTTCGGCAGCAATAAGAAGAATAAAAGCAAAATAAAAGAATGAACTTATTTAAATTTATGGTAAATGGATTATATATTCCATTCTTTTTTGTTGCACATTATTTACGATATAAAGATATATTTCTCGCCACTGTAATTTGTCTAAAAATGTATCCAGTGAATTATTTCTTTTGGTTTAATAACTGCTATACATATAGAAATATACCAGTGTATTTTAATTGGATAAAACAATTTATCATATTCGCCAATTCAGGACATGTTATTTCTTTATTATATCACTTTTATCCTGGATTATTGCCAGTTGCGTTTAATACAAATTTTATGATTACGATCTGTTATTGGTTAGGTCGTATTTTTTTTAATATAAAGGTATACAATGATTTGAATGAACACGTTATTATTAAAGAAGTAGAATATATATATTGTTTGCTGAATAATACGCTGCCTTTAATTCTTTTTATATTTGAACTTTTGAAATATCCGAATACAGTATTTAACTTTACTTCTTTGTGTTATTCTTATATGTGGGCTATTGGGTGGATAGTTTGCGTATATTCTCCGTGGAGAATACTTACAAATGACTATGTATATAATATTTTCAATCCATCAATACATACAAATACTATACTTGTGTTTATAACGATATTTTCCGGATTATACATTATATCTAATTCAATTGGATATTTATTAACAAACGTAGTGTTCGATAATTGGTATTATTCGCCAAATCTTTTTTGTTAAATACAAACGCTATATACAGAAATAGTTTAACAAAAATATAATAT